GGATGCGCCGGTTTATCGTGGTGAGCATTATGCTCGCCGTTGTTTATTTCCCTCTCCTCATCTCAAGCCTTGGCGGTACTACCACCATTGAGACTGAGCGCGCTCCTTGGGATCTCTTTGGTGTCTTTACCGGAGGATTCGAGGAAGTCAAGGGATACCTTATTATGCCCGAGGTCCGCACTGCTGTGCTGGCCATCATCGGGTTCTACTTCGGACAAGGAACGATTAGGAGCAAGTGATGGCGAAGAAGGGTAAGAGCAAGTCGAAGGGCGCCATGAAGGGCTGCGGCATCAAGAACGGATGCAAGAGCAAGTCCGGTGGCCTTACGGCTAAGGGGCGGAGAAGGATAAACCGCAAGACCGGCTCTAACCTTAAGGCTCCACAGCCTGGCGGCGGTGCTCGTAAGAAGAGCTACTGCGCCCGCAGCGCTGGTCAAATGAAGAAGTTCCCTAAGGCGGCAAAGGATCCGAACAGTCGGCTCCGCAAGGCCCGCAGAAAATGGAAGTGCTGAATGGCAGCTAAGAAGAAGAAGCCACTGGACAGGTGTGCAAAGTGGGCGAAGTCACGCTACAAGGTGTGGCCCTCGGCCTATGCTTCGGGTGCTGCCGTGAAGTGCCGCAAGGGAAAGGCTGGGCCCGGTAAGGGCAAGAAGAAGACTACCCGCAGAAAGAAGAAGTAATGGCTAAGAAAGAAAGTCTTAACAAATGGTTCTCCCGAAACAACGGGAAGGGCTGGATTGATTGCAAGACTGGAAAGCCCTGTGGTCGCAAGTCGGCCAAGGGCGGAAGCAAGCGGAAGTACCCAGCCTGTCGCCCGACCAAATCGCAATGCACCTCTGCCTCCAGGAAGAAGAAGGGTCCCAAGCGGATCTCCTGGAAGGGCAAGAAGAAAGGTAAAAAGTGATCCCATGCGGGAGAAAGAATTTGCTAGATTATTTAAAATCTTCTACTCCCGTGCCCGACGCCGTGACGGCAAACGAGGCGACGGGGAATCTACCCCCGGATCGGCGGGGCCGCGCGGACCTCAGGGTCCCATAGGCCCCGCTGGACCGGAGGGTCCTGAAGGTCCCCAGGGTAGCCAGGGGATCCAAGGCGTTCCAGGCTTGCCTGGCGCTGAGGGTCCCCAGGGCCCCCAAGGAGTACAAGGAATCGAGGGCCCACAGGGTCCTCAAGGACAGGAAGGCCCAGAAGGCCCTCAGGGCCCCGCTGGGGCGCCCGGGGCGGACAGCAATGTCCCAGGGCCCCCAGGACCCGAAGGCCCTCAGGGGCCGCCTGGGGACTCCTCAGGAGGTGGTGGCTCTGACGCCTCAGCACTGGCGTTTGCCAAAGGTGCTGGGCTCAACGTAGAGCAGGGCCTCCTGGCAGCCGACGGCCAGCCCGCCAAGACGGTGCTGGTCGTAGGGGCTACCACGTCCGGCAAGGTCCAGGGCTGCTCCCTGGGCAACGGTAACGTCGTTGAGGTCTACGCCAGTGGCGCGGACTACAACGCCGGTACAGTATTGTATAGAGAATTTATGTCCCTCGGAGAGCCCATCTGTTTTACAGGGCTGGCTCCGGGGGCCGTGATCACGAGCACCCAGGGCTGGTACGGCATGGGCGAGCAGGTGATTGGTAACCAGGAATCCCCCATGCCTCTGATGAGCCTGGGCCTGGCGTTTACCTGCTCCTTTGTCTACGCCTTCCGGAACTCCCAGGGTACTAACTCAGATAACGGGCAGGTCATTATTTGTAATGGACCTCTCCCGTCTACCGTGACATTCAGTAGGAATGGCAATGAGGTCAACGGCCAGGCTCCCAAGGAGCTGGACCCGTTTGAGCTATGCTACTTCTACACCAATGCTAACGGTGAGTATTTGATCGAGGCTACCAGCCCGGTCATGGGATGCGTGCAGGCTAGGATGGGCAACAACCCACCGGCCACGCCGCAGCCCACCCAGGACGGCAACGCTCGTTTCTACGACGCTAGGCTGATCATGCCGCCTACCAATGACGGCATTACCTGGCCCAGGTCTGGTAACGTGAGTGCCCCGTACGACAACACTACGTCTAAGTACTACGTGCGTGACGGTGTGACTGGTGACTTCCCTGTCGTCAGTCCCGGCTCGCCTGTGGACTTCGACGCCGGTAGCAGCACGGGTGCCAACGACTCTGACTACGAGCCTCGTGGGGCAACCAGGATGCTCGTCAACGGTCTGATCACTGCGTACTCCGGTGCGGACAGTGCGGGCCTGGAGGCGAGCCCCATGCTGCCCACAGCGGCCATGTCACAGATCGTGGCCCAGCCGTTCTTCATTGATGACTCAGGCGACGGCGGTAACTCCGGCGTGGCCATTGCCAGCCCCTACAAGGGGACGGCCAAGGTCTACCAGTGGAACGACACCACGGGGCAGGCTGAGCTGGCGTACACGGTCCCCCTTGACCGGGGCACCGCTGGGCAGGGCATTGTCCCTACCACGCCAGAGGATCAGTACTTCCCCTGTGCTGGCATGGTTGCCAACGAGAACGCTACCGACACAGGTATCGTGCTGCTCGAAGGCGACCTGAACGCAGGGTACGTCATTGCCGACGTGCCCATCACGGTGGTGGCTCAGAACGCTACCCCTAGCTACGTCCCTAACCTCCGCTCACAAGGGGGTACGACTACAACATCTATTATTAACGACGACGATGAGACGCTGATGCTGGGTTGGACCCCGCCAGCTATCAAGGCTGAGATTACCACAGACGTGGACGGCTATACTCGTCGTCGCGTCATTGACTCCTCAGGTAATGAAACCTGGGATCTAACTTAAGGAAAATCCGATGCCATACGGACCAGGAACTTACGGAAGCAAGGTCGGTCGACCCAAGAAGAAGGTCGCCAAGGGCGGCAAGAAGATGGCCAAGCCGATGAAGAAGGCCCCGAAGCCCATCAAGAAGAAGAAGGCCACCCCTCGTAAGCGAGGTATGTGATGAAAGGCAAGTGCCCCTGTAAGCATAAGAAGAAGGGTAAGAAGATTCCTACCCCGCGAGCGAAGCTCCAGAAGGGCGCTGTCAAGGGACCTACTCGTAAGAAGAACCCCTACAACGGCAGAAAGAAGAAGTGATGGATTATAACAAAATGAATGAGGAGCTGTACAAGGCGTTGATGTCGGATCTTAAGGATCCGGAGAAGACGTCGCCCCAGCTCTACAAGGTTGTCCTTGACGTTCTCAAGGAGAACCGCGATCAGGTCGAACTGACCGATCGTAATGTTGATGAGATCATTGAGGAAAAGATTGATTTGCCCTTCAAGTTTGGTACTTGAGTAGGGCCCCCTCTAAGAGAGTACCCTCTTGCCTGGAGAGATCTAGGCATGAGGATTAAGGAGATATAATTATATTATGCCAATACCTAAGATACGAGAGGACCTAGTGCCTAAGTCAGTTCCTAGTGAGATCTTGGATGATTTCCGGAACCACTTGTTCATGTGCATGAAGTACCTCGGCCTTGGGGAACCTACCCCACTACAGTATATGATGGCAGAACGTCTCCAAGATGGGGGCGAAGAAATGCAGCTCCAGGCAGGGCGTGGTGCAGGTAAGTCTGTCCTTACGTCTATGTTTGCAAGCTGGCTCTTGCTCAGAGATCCTAACCACATTGTCATGGTTCTCTCAGCTACGGCCATCAAGTCAACGGAGTTCGTGAGCATGACTCGTAAGATCATGTCTCTCGTCCCCTACATGAAACACCTAGAGCCTGGGCCCAACACCGCTGACTCCGCGTTCGGCTTTAACGTCGAGTGCCGGACAGCCACGGGCCAGGACAAGTCTGTGTTCTCCAGAGGCATCTCTGGTCAGATCACGGGCTCGCACGCAGATACGATTATCCTTGACGACGTTGAGATCGAGAAGAACTCTGAGACGGCTGAGGCCCGAGAGAAGCTGATCAACAAGGTCTGGGAAATTGAACAGATCCGCAACCCCGACAGGGGACTCATTCGGATCCTCGGTACTCCTCAGAGTGCTGAATCTATTTACAATAAGATGAGAGATGCTTACCCTTGCTCCAAGTTCCCCGCCCTGATGCCTCACCCCGACGAACCGGGGCAGATGCGGGACGTGGACCCAGCCATCCTTGAGATGGACTTGGAGGCCGGGAAGAGCACGCAGCCCGAGCGGTTTACCGACGAGCTGCTTATGGAGCGTAAGTCCCGCGTGGGGCCTAAGCTCTTCTCCCTGCACTACCACCTGGACACCAGCCTCGCTGACCAAGACAAGTTTCCCCTGCGTCTGCAGGACCTCATTGTCCTGGATCTCGACGCTGAGGTGCATCCCGAGAAGGTGGTGTGGTGCTCGGACCCTGCCCGAGACATGCCGAGCTTCGGCCTCAACGGCGACACCATCAGCACCCCTATGTGGGTGTCTGACAAGTACATGCCCTACAAGAGCACCGTAATGTTCATTGACCCCTCGAGTCGTGGTGAGGACGAGACCGCCGTGTGCGTCGCCTCGTTCGGCCATGGCTACGTCTGGATCCATGAGTTGATTGGGTTTGAGGGTGGGTACGAGGAGCCGCTGCTCCGTAAGATTGTTAATACTGCTATGGACTACCCTCACCTGAAGCTCATTCGATACGAAGAGAACTTTGGTGACGGCATGTTCGGTAACCTCCTGCGGCCCCTGGTGGGTGAGCTGGGACAGGGTCAGATTGGCCTTGAGGGTTACCGTGTCATTGGCATGAAGGAACAGCGTATTATCTCTAGCCTGGAGCCCGTCATGGGCAGCCACCGACTCGTCATGAGTAAGAAGGCTATCCGCCAGGAAGAGACCCAACGACAGCTTACTAAGATCTACGACACTCGTGGTGCGCTCAAGCACGATGACCGTGTAGATGTCCTGTCAGCAGCTGTCCAGTACTTCGAGGACGCGCTCGCCATTAACGTGGATGACCGGGTCGCCGAGTACCGGGCAGAAGAAGAGAACGCTATCTAT